GTCCGGTAAAGGCCGCATTACAGGGATCCGACAACAAATTCAAATAGGCAAGGCCACCCGCATCCAGTTTGGTGTGGGTGTTTAGTGCCAATCGATTTAAGCTCAATGGCGCTTGTGTGCCGAAATTCGGCCCAGAGCTGGGCCTCATCCTTACATTCTTGTTCTTCTTATTATTCTTGAGTTTGTTCATTTGTTTATTGGCCGTTTTGACCATTATGCAAAAGTGTATTTAAGCGGTGTAAGCTTGGTGCTAAACGGTGAATTTAGCTCCTTGGCGAAATGGAGTTGATGAGTGCGATAGTGGGACTCGCATACATCTTGCAAATCGGGTGTAATTCCGAATGCTCTCCAAAATGAGAGGCGTGTTTCTGCTGAAATTGGGGTGGTCTTACTTTCCATACCGATACTCAATCGATACATTCCACTGTCGGCCACCTGCTCGGCAATTTGTTGCCTACCGGTTGGCCCACTGAACCTCAATAGCATCTGGGCGAAGTCCTGCCATAGAGGCATGCCACGTCCCAGTGCAAGGTTACAGCTCCCAATATTATGGGCCCAAAACTTCATATCACGCATGGCTTGCATTGGTAACATAGTATAGCAATCTTTGTCGATCGCCACACGAGGGTCTCGAACCATAACATATGTGCCATCTGGTCCAAGGACAGGGTTGGTCTGACAGAACGTGATCTGTTCAAACACATCGACGGTGGGCTCTACCTCAAGGGTGAATCCTTTTTGGAGAAAGTATCCAGCCATAGCTGCTCTAACTCGTTTCTCGTCCTCCCTCTCAACAAACAAAACACAGTCATCGCCATTATTGGCTAGTCGGGCGCGAACCTTGATTGCCCGGATAAATCCAAGCATCATGGCACACATTAAAAGACAGTTGCCCATCCCTGTGTTCATATCACCCGACATTCGCCTTCCGACGACTGTGTACTTAATGTTTCCCTCAGCGGTCCTCGCGAACCCCTTATTTTCCAATTGCATAGCCAACAACTTCTCAATGGCTGTGCGGTCCTTCCCCTGCAAACATTTCAGGTATACTGAGTGTTCCCATTGCAATGCAGGTTTACTAACGTGCTGATCAAATCTGACAGCATCTATGGGGATGGCTACGGGATCACGAAACTCCCGCCACATGGCCCACATCTGCACTCCAGTCTGACTAGCATTGTAGCCTTTCATAACGGTTGGACCGCCCCAAACCTCCGCCACCGCTTCTTTTAACTTCACTTCCATTCGTTTTAATGCACGTCCTAATTCAACGTTGTACCGTGGGCCACGTGGCTGTATGACCCTCGGACACGGATCGGGCTTGGCAGATCTATTTATTTTCTCTGCCTTTGAAAAGGTAGACATGTAACCATCCGCAACACATACGGGCCTACGAGCAAGGCTCTCAGCAGCGCGTTCATACACCTGCCTTCTGCGGCCTACATAACTGTCCACGAATTGTCTCCGTGTGATGCGGCGGCATATTGGCATGTGCGACACTATTTCCTCGGCTATCTGAGTTAGGTCACTATATCCATCCTTTTGGGGTTGCGGGACGCTGACCAGCTTCCCATCGATGTTACGATAGCAAACTCGTTCAACCAACCCCCTCCTTACGTTTACAAAACTGTTGTTATGGACCCCGTAGTCCAATCCAAAACCGGCGCCCAATGCCGTATGGCTCATTCTCCTTTTTGAGGTTCCCTCCAATGGCTCCTCCGTCCACCTCAAGACGGTGTCGTTACACATGCCCCCAGGGGGGGTAAGTGACGGCGACAGGGTATCGAACCCAGGAGTCACTCGAAGGCCCCCCTATTTCTGCTCCCAGGCCAACGTAGAACGTTGGCCTAGGAGCCACTTGCGCCATAACGGCACAAGTTCATCGGTCTCTGCTTCAAACAGACGGTCAGTGACCCAGCTGGACTCACGAAACCTTTTGATTTCCAAATCCAATTTATCTGGGATAAAGACCAACGGCAAGGCCATTTGCATGACTACAAGCCGCTCCGCCTTTCGAATGAATCGGACTTCCATTGACCTGTTGATCAAATCCATCGCGACCAATCGATTGGCCTCCGTTCTC